ACGTGTGCTCTTCCGATCTCCACGGGTAGCCGTTCTTGATTATTGCCGCCCCCAGGGAATGAGCGGGCGAGCGCGTATGACGTTGGGCGGCGTATGGCAAGCGCGCCTCATCCACGCAGCAACCAATTTCGGCGGCAAAGTGTTCCCCGCTTATATCTGTGGTAATGCTGAAATGGTGTGAATGTGCCATGAGAACGTTACAAAAATATTTTGCAGATAGGGCCGCGGCGGTAGATTGAGCCGCACTCTTGGGATGGTCAATCAACCACCTCTTTCCTCCGCTGGTCAAATAAGAAAAGTAAAACGGGGCAATGCGCCACTTATCCCCAACTCCCAAAAGCGATTTTAGCTCTTCCGGATTCAATGCAGTTTGCAATGCCCTCAATAGCCGCCCCTCGTGGTTGCCGATGACAAAATCTATCTTGTCGAATTGTTTTTCCAGTTCCCTTAGAGCTTTTTTCGCTATCCCCAATTCCGTTGACATTCCATCCTGCTCGTCTTTTTGTCCTATCTTTCCGATAATCCCGAACAAAATCTCTTGTTGCCTGCTTCCTAGGTTCTTAGCGAATTCAACCAGTTCCGCCTCTGCCTCCGCGGTCATGCCCCCATCGTTAGGATTTTTCCAGTTTGGCTCCCATCCCGACAGGCTATCAAAATGAAGTAGATCCCCGGCCGCGATACATTGTCTTATGTTCCATGCCTCCGCTAGTTTCAAACATTGGTTTATAAATTCGGCATGGTGGAATGGCATTTCCATATCCGGCAGAACTAAAGCGTCGCCCTCCATTTCCAAAGGCTCATCGTATCGGGGATATGGCGACTCTGCCAGCGCGAATTTATCATGCAACATGTAATCAAGCTGTATTCGGATCGCGTTCTCTGACCTGCCGAACCTCATGTAATCCTTGCAAAATTCTCTCTTTGTGATGTAAGGCGGCTTTCCAGAATATGCCGTTAGCAATTGGTCTTTTTCTTTTGGCGTCCACATTTTGCCAACATTAGGCATAATTCCTCCTGACAACACAGACGCCTGACTACATGCCAGGCGTCCGATATTAGATTGTCGCTGCTCTGCGTATCGTCATTGGGCAGATGTTGAGGTATTTTGTGTTGAGGTACTTTGGCTTGCCAAATTTTCCGAGAAAGTTAAAGTGCCTACCTTTGTTCCAGTCAATCCAACTGAATTGACCTCAAATGGCGGTAATTTTGCCACATCTTTTTCTGTAACCGCCTCGATCAAATCAACATTGATGCAGCCGAAGCCCTTGGAGTTCAGATAATTTTGTAATGCCTGAATTACCCAAGCCTTTGCCTGTGCTCCGGTTGGCAATAATCCCGCCTTACGCATCTGTTCTGCTCCGGCCACAAATACCGGCGAGAACTGTCTTAAAACATCCTCCCATTTAGTGGCCTGTTGTGGATATTTTGTTAGAATTGTTTTCCATTCTTTCACGACAAATGCGGAAATCCACCCAAACATGGCAACCGCAAGTAGCGGAACAACAACCATCAAAACTTGCTGTAATAGGTTCATCCAAAATGTTGCGTTCATTTTTCTTTGTCCTTTCTATTTTTTGAATATGAGCATGGCGACCATTCCGACGAAGGTCAATATCTCGCCGATGGTCAATAGAATTACGTTCTTCCCGAAATCTTTTTTACCGTCTCGATCATCCTGAAGGTCTTTCACCTGTTCTTGGATAAGATGTACGTCGCTTTTTAGCCCCGGCTTGCCGTTGCCATTGATACATTCCAGCAACTTATTCATTCCATCTGACAGCGTTGTTAATCGTTCTTCGATGTGAGCGAGTGCGATTTCCGATTTCGTTGATTGTGCCATGATGATTTCTCCCTATTTGCTTATGTATGCTGCGAATACATACGTTCCGTCGGCGAGCTGCGCCCAACCATTAGAGATATTGAGAATGTTCAACACCTCGCCCTGGACCGCATAGCGCACCCACGCGGACGTCGCAGATGGCTGAGAACGGACATTAATTCTCGGATAAATGACCTTGTAGGCGTTTATCGGGGCTGGTGGGGCTTCCTGTGGGCTGTTTTGGGGTAAATTCACCGCTCCACCCAAAGACGTGATGAATTCTTGCGAAAACACCGACACGTCCAACGGCATTGGTTGATTGGCTTGATTGTAGGAACCGGGCAAAATGCAGACGTCCCCGGTAAATTGATGTCCAACAACCTGTCCGGGAAGTTGTCCGGGCGCAAGGGCGATGTCGTAATTTGGCAACCAGCTTTCCTTGAGGGTTGCCCATGTCATCTGAATTGCTTCCTTGGGTTGCTTCCCATATTGCGGGACCCACGCCTTGTATTTTGGCAGCCAGGAATTCATCCCCGGCGCCCAGGATGAGACAAAGCCTTGGTTCGTATATACGCCGCTTTGCGGAAACTTGGAATTAAGTTGAGCGACAAACGCCTCGTTGTGGATGCTGATATTCGCGGCGGGGGCTACTGGTACCGCGGATGCGTCTATTTTGCCGACGCGCCACATTTGCCAGGCTCGCCAATCTATCCACCACTGTTCCTGGTCAGCCCAGACCCACTTTATTGGCAGACCTTCCGTCTGAATGGTTTGCGCCACCCAATCGGCCTGCGTGACTGGATCCTGGGTAATATCATCCCAATAATATGCTTGTAAAACCATTCCGGCGGCTATGGTATCCCGGCATTGCTTCAGCGAGACAGGTGAGAGTGTTTTCTTGCCGCTTGCGTCGTAGGATGAATACAAACCGACAACAACAGACTGGCATCCAGTCGCGACAAACTCTTGTGCGTTGATGTGGTCGCACCATATAGAGACATCCGGAACGAGGACGGGGTCAACGATTTTCATTTTGTCGCCCGACTAGGTTTCGCCATATCATTTGTGCCGACTTTTGTGCTTATCACTGCAATACTATTCAGCCTCGCACTTATCACCGCAACCTGCGTCTTGTCCGCCCCGCTCGCCTCTGCCGCAGTTTGGAGCGTGTCAATGTCATCCTGACTGACATCATGTCCCAGGCTGGCGGCATTTTGGTATCCTATCGCCAGGATTTCCACCGTGTTCGCGTTGGACAAATCCTGCTCGTCCAGTGCAATCGGATTGATAACCACGTCGCAAAATAACGACCCATCCTCCTGCTCGACCGGATCGGCCTGTGTTACATACTCGACCATCTGGTCATAATCAGGCATGGGTGCATACATGATTGGATTGTCCATTAGCCACCTTCCCTTACCAATCGCCCGCCGATGGAGATGGTCGCGTACGAAGAGGCGAAGCTCAGAAGCCAGAACGACAGACCGGCGAGCGTACCGCCGTTCCAAGTCCCGCCGCAAATGGCAATTCGTTGCCCGGTGCTACAGTAGTAATAATCGGCATAATATGTGTTATATGCACCTCCTACGGTGATCGGTAATTCGGCAAATGGATTAGCCGCGTCGAATCCCATTGCCTCTATATACCCATTTGCGGCCGCATTGGTGTATCCGAGTTGTACATATGGGGCCGCAAATAAATTGCTGGCATAATTAGACGGCGTGCGACAGACCCACGCCTGATAATCCGCCGCAATGTTGACTCCATCGATAAATTGATAAACGCTACCCCAGGGGTTCTCGATGCCGCGGTATATGCATGGGTGCAGTCCATCCGAATTCGAGACCGGACTGCCGGATTTGGCTGCGATCCCCGCCGAAAATCCGGATTTCCAGCCGACATTGTAGAGATAATTTCCCACGGCAATATTGACGGTTGCGCCGTCGAACGAGAGCGCCTTGTTGCTGCCATCGTAGACATCGATCGATGTGATATTTCTGCCGTAACAGATCTGGTTTCCTCCCTGCGACGTCCCGATCCCTATTGGTTGCCCGACCGCATATAGTGCCGCCGTAGCGTTGGCAACGATGATGCGATTGACGGCGGTTTCGGCCACGGTTGCCAGATGCGTTGCCGAGTACTGTCCATTCGTCCATCCCGTCATTTTGGACTGCGAATGCAGTGTGGCAAATTCCACATAGAACAGTGTCCGTAGAACATCATGGACGTGGATGTCCATCTGCTGATATCCCGCGCCGTTATTTTGCGCAAAAGTGCGGAAATTTACGATGGTGTCGTTGATATACGGATATTGGCCCGATTGAGATATGAGTTTCGTTCCGGATTTTGCGGCATTATATTTGCCAACATCAACATAGTTGGCGGTCGCAAAACAGGCCGGGAGATAGGCACTCCCGAATGGCTGTCTCGATATTCGCCACGTCCGCGCTGCCCCGACTGCGGTTTTTTCGATCCAGAATTTTGGGATGCGCACAAAAACATTGCTATATGAATCGGTGATGCCATCCACGATATCCCGATAGATTTCTGCCGCATCGAAATTGTTGACTACCGGCGTCGCGTCGACGCCCGCATTCGCCACCATCCCAACCGCATCATCGGTGCGCGTCAATGTCGGGCTGGAGCCGCCATTCCATGCCACCCCATAGATTTTCGGCTTGGCAAAAATCGATGTTATATCTGGAGACAAAATTGGTTGCATTTAGCCTCCCAACTGTACTCCGGCTAGTCGTACGGTCACAACTCCAGCATTCGCTGGTGTTCCTGCGCCTTCCGAGCACAACCTGACGAACAAATGCGTATCCGCCGGGTCACACTTGATGACCTCCCAGCCTCTCCAGGTTCCCATGCAGGTATCCGACCCGGCTCCCTCTGTCACCGGATAGATGTCGTAATAATCCCGCCTGTAATTTCCGTTGGCGAGTAGCACGGTAAATGTGGATTGGTCTACCAGCACAGGCACTTGCCCGATGTAAATATATACTCTGACCGCGCCGGTCATTGCAATTCCGGGCAGGCTCACTTTTATTTCGGACAGGACAACTCCGCCGCCATTGACTCCCGCCACGTCGAACGCCAGCATTTTCGATACAGTTCCTCCCGAGCCGGATGGTGATCCGGCTGGCGATGCGGCGGTAAATTTGATGGTGGTCGCATTCGTACCGGCGATGGTCTGATAGTTGCCGTCTACTCCGGTTACCCCCCAGCCGCTATTTACCCCCGCCACCGTGATGTAATCGCCCACCGCAATGGCGCTCCCGGATACCGTCAGTGTCACAGTGGTGCCGGAAATGGATACTCCCGTTACGACCAGGTTGCAGTTGATGGATTGCTGCGCCGTATATGGCGTAGCGTTGGCCGGCCTGGTAAGTGAATCCACCACCGAGAATGATGTTGCTACTTTTGCTTGACTGACCGGTTGTGTAGTTTGCCAAAACGTACCCGTTACCGCCAAACCCGCATTCAGTTTTGCCCAGATAGCAGACAACCACCCCAGGAATCCAACGCCTCCAGCCGGCAATGATGCTCCTGTGATGACAGTTCCGGAAGCATCCACTTTTTGCCCATCGTTGGCGGTAACAGAACCGCTGATAGGCAATGTTTTTCCACTACCGATGACAGTCTGGAACAATCCGACCAGCGTTGACAACCACCCCCTATTGCCAACCCCAACCGTTGTACTTCCGGCTTGTGTGCCCGCTCCGGTTCCAATGGGGTCAGTTCCATCAATGACCGGCCACGGAGTAGTCCCAGCCGCGCCTTGGTCAACCTTGCCAATCTCAATTGATTCTATTTCGATTGTGGCGTCTACTCCCAGAGTATAAATTTCCCTGCCCTGCGCATCTTTATTGCCCGTATCATGCGCCAGGATCGCTATCGCTGAACCATCCGATCCATCTGCTCGTATTGATTTGTCTGCCATTTTATATCTCCTTATTTTACTTACTGCACTTTGGTTGTGCTATTGACACTCATGCGGGCGTTGCCACAAGCGCGCCGCTTGTCACGGATATCCGGTATCTAGTTCCGGTGACGGTATCCTTGAGTATTATACCTTTGGTTGCGTCTGTTATTTCAATATCATTGGCGGATACTATCCTTCCGTCGCCGTATATCGTCGCCAATAACTGCGGGGTAGTCGCGCCGTTCGGCGTGCCCCAAAACTCGATGCGGGTGCCTTGGTGGGTTGCATCGAAATCCTCATCTGCTACCGCCCGGAAATCGGTGGAATTGGACTGATGGGAGCTATCGTACCAACCCTGTATTCGATACCGCCCCAAAACGGTATCCTTGATTACTGCCGCCGGACTACCGGGCACGCCCAAAGACCGGATTAATAAATCCGAAGGGGCGTATGCAGGAGTTGCGCTATAGCCCCACACCCTAACTGCTGGATGTTCTCCCATAACATTCGCGTCGGTTGGATTTGTAGCCGGTGCTACCGTCCCACCCATGACGAACACGCCGTTTTGATACGTGAAGTTGGCGTTTCCGGTTATGGCTCCTATGCTATTTGCATAAGCGATTTCATTAGCCCCTAAGGTGGGTGTTACGCTTGTGCTCACCATCTCCATGTGCCTGAGGTCGGTAAAATTCGACAGTGCCGGGGTATATACCAGCGGCGCGGTCATGCCGTGATACAGCATGATAAGATAGAGCGGCATATCTCCGGATGGTAATACCGGCCAATCCGCGATGGTCAGCGCGCTCGGCGTTGCCTGTGTGCTGCCAGACGTGAAATGTATCGAGCCGTCTGCGGGTGACACGGACATCAGTATGTATAACGCCCCGGAGCCGGGAATATAACTCGCCATGTCATAAGTAACCGTTCCGCCCGCAATCCAGCCCGCGGAAGTATAGATCGGGGTGCGGTATAGATTTATGGTAAAGTCGGTCGTGGTAGCGGGCTGGACAATCCAAGGCGTCCATTGATCGCCGGCGACTGGCACCATGTCCGTGCCGCCCGAACCCCATGCGTGCGTCCACCAGTGCGGCCCTACTTTCGGTATGGCGTAATCGTTGTAGAAGTCCCAGGCCTCGTTGACCTGGAGCTTTTTGTCTATCATCTTGACCCAGACCGGATATCCCAATTCATTCGGTGCAACTTTGTTCCAGACGACAGACACATGCCCGTCCACATCGGTCGCGTAGACCTGATTGAGAGTTCCTGGAACAGCTACCACAGAGCCATTTCCCAAGAACATTAATTTTCCCCTGTTGGTGGCCTGTTTTTTTGCCTCTGCGATAATATCGTCACGTATGGTCATTAGAGCGCCAATATTTGCCAGGTAGCAGAACCTGAGTATTTTGCATCAATCCCGGTAATGTCACCGCCGTTACCGGGATATGTTTGCACTAAGTTTTCAATAGTGTCGTTGACCTGCAGGTAAGCGGTAAGTGGCCCTACCCAAGGCGTTGCCGGTAAATGCCTGCCCGTACCAATTAATGGCTGATATAGCGATATTCCCTGCCCAAATCCGGCCAGATTCCCCACGGCTAAACTTAATTGCACTATATTGTCGGTATAGGGCGTATATTCATTGGAAACCTCTACATTTGCGCAAAGAACTGCCATATATAAACCGGCCTTCAATACTGTTACAGACTCGCCATAAATGCCGGAAAAATAAGCTGCATCGTTGAATGAATTTACTGCGTCCCGCGTCCACGTTGCCCAGGTTGCCGGAGGAAAGTATGGATAATGTTGATAGTCAGCAGTAACCGTGCCGGTGTTTAGAACTAACGATGCTTTTATCCCGCTTCCTGGCAGCGCAAACCACGGTATGGGCGGATAACTAGGCAACGGGACGGGCGGGTAAGTGGTTGTCGATGGAGGCGTGGGGGCCGGGACTACTCCGGTAGTCGCCAGATCCTCGAACGTCTCTGCGTATGCGCTCACGACGCACGACATGAACCCGCTCTTTGCATCGTAATTCAGGGTGATGACTTTCGGGATGACATTCGAGGCGAACTGGATACCGCGCGGGTTGTCTGCGGCGTCGCGTTCCACATACACGAACTGCCCCGGCGCGCAGTCAATGAATCGGTTATTCTGTGCCAGATTGAGCGGCACGGTTGGGTAGGTATTATTCGCCCGCGCAATATACAGGCTGGTCAGGCTGTTGAGTTGCGCCTGGTCAGTTACGATTATCTGCGGCAAATTGTCGGAGATCCCAAATTGCTTGTACGAACTGCCGGGCGAATAGGCCAGCAATGCCGTTCCTACTCCGCTATTGCCCCACGCATACTCCACACCCGCGCCCGCGAGAAATCCCGTTTTCGGTTGTGGTTCCCTGGATATGTCCAGCTTGCCTAATTCCATGTCGGCCTTCGTAGCCGACATGACCACCGGGATACTTGACCGGCTGGTAGAAGGCACCAGTTCGGGCGGAATGAATATATACATTTGCCCGTACCGGTTACAGCATGGGATTGCCAGCAGGTTATTCCACGCGCTGGATTTGATTTGCGCCCATAACGAGCCTTCTTGTTCCGATAATACCGGGACGGGGCGCGTGTCTCCGGTGGGGTAATAATCTGCGATGAAGCAGAGTGTCGATTGCCAATATAACAAGCTCCACAAGCCGAAGTCCCAGGTCATGTGATGGATTTTGTGCCAGTCCGTGGATGCGCTATCACTATCCTCGATACCGAGAATATACTCAGTGGATTGGTTGAGCCAATAGGCCATGCCCTCCACGGTGAAATCGACGTATGCGCCGTTGGGGTCAAAGTGCATGGACTGTTTATCTATCCAGCCCTCGCAAACAATATTTTCGCGGTATGGCACAGGCCCGAGGCTTTTTTCGGTTACGCCGTTCAACACGCTTATGGTCACGCTTGCCCCGGCGGATTCGTCGGTTAGTTTTTCATTCAGGACTAATGTGGTAGCAACTCCGCCGGTCTTGACGGTGTACAGCCCATCGTTATGCGCCGAACCGGTTATTTGAATATCCATTCCGGTCGTGAATACGTCCAGTCCGCCACTTGCGCTGATAGTCTTGGTAGCCGCGTCAAATGCAATTCCCACAGAAGTCAGGCTGGTGAGGTCTTTGTACCAATCGCGTGCAAATAAAATAACCTGCTGCCTATCCTTTACGTTGGCAAATTCGGCCTGGTCGTACATGCGGACGGTGAAATTCCAGCCTCCATCGTTATCCCGGTCGCACGTCGGCATACTGGTCAGGTTAAATTGGTTGACGGGTGGATTAGACTTGTCAAACGCCGTAATGGTGCGCCATGCGGTCGTGCTCCTGCCATTGGTTCCCGTGAGGGTGCAATAGATTTTATACGTGCCGGCCGCGGTGACCTGGAAGGTTGGGTTCTGTGTACTGCCCCCGGCGATAACGCTGATGTTGCTGCCAAGCGCGCCCCATGACCAACTCGATAGCCCGGTGCCGTTTGGCATAAATGACCCCGATCCGTCGAACATGATGCTGGCGGGCGTGCTTGGGGTGATGGTGTAATCGATAATATTGATAATGGCATCCGGCCCCAGGTTGGCTACCGGGTTTGGATTGACATATTGGTCGGAATAGCTGATGTCATAATCCATGTAGAGCGTGATCGGGTCGGTGGTCTTCTGCCTGCGGTAGCGCACCCAGGGAAGGAAATCATCCACGACGGTCAGGTAAACCCCGTCCGCCAAATGCAGGTCGGAGGTTGCGCCGACGTATAAATAGGTTGCGTCAGCTGCCTTACGGATGCGCCCAATCCCGAGGTCGTATAATCCCGCCGCAGAGCCTACCCAGAGCGTGGACATTGCCGGGATGTTGGCGTATGCGCCCACAGTAACGTTGTGATAGGCGATTTGCACAACCGAATCGAGGCTTGACGGAGTGCCGTCCACTTGTGCGGCGAATAAGACATGACTTTGCGGGAACGCCAAATAGAGCGCACTGGCCTGGTGGTCGGAGCGGATATACTGGAGTTCGGTGGAAGTCATTGCGCGGGTCATAATTACGCCGGTGGACTTGTCAAAATCATGTTTCGGAATGTGATTGCGAATGCTTGCCGCGTCCTCGCGTCGTACTCTTCAGCCAAAGACGGCCACACCATCGTACAGGTGTAGTACAGGAATTCCGCCGAATCATCGTTCGTGCGAGTGTGTATGACCACAGGGGCCGACGCGCCGGGGCAGAACGTCCGCAGCATGTCACGCTCTTCCTGTGTGATGGTCGTCCATGATTGCACCACGGAAGGCAAGCCCATGCCGCGCTGTGTCAGGTCGTCCAGGTCTACCGTTGCGGCGTAGGGATGGTAGGCGGTCTTGGGATAATGCACGGGCGGCAGTAACGCGGCGTAATTCGACGTGCTGTTGATGTCGAACCCGATCTCGAAATCCAGGTCATAGCTTCCGGTCATTTCTTGAACTCCGTCATTGCCCATTCGCGCACGCCGCGATTTACCAGATCGCGCACCACCAATCTATCCTGTGCGGTCAATCCGGATACATTAACAGAGCGGCTATCGACGTAGCTTGAAGAGGCCGCGCCGCCGCTTCTCCCGCCGATCATGGCTGCAATCAAGTTTTGCTGTGTCAGTCTGCCGCCTACGATCTGTTCGGCGTATCTCACGGTATCGGGCGCCACTACCCATTCCGGCTTCCCGGTCGCATTGCGGGCGACGCCGGGGAAGAAGTAGCCGCCTTCGTCCCGGAGCACCGGCGCGGTTGGGCTAATATTGGTATAGGGGTTGTAATAACTCTGATTGCCACTAATCCCCATGCTTTGCAGGAAGGCGTTATAAGCCGCGGCGGTTTGTGTCTCTGCAGCAGTTACCACGCCGATCAATGTGTAGTATTGTTGTAACCATGCAGTCTGTTCCGTGTTAAGTTCGTCTGATAGGTTTTGTTTGAGTTGGGTTATCTTGTCCTTATGGTTCTGTTCGATGGTATCCAACTCTTTTTCGTGCTGGGTAGCTTCGGAGGCTTGCTGTTCGGCAAAGGCATCGTCCCGGCGCTGTTTGGATTTGTTGTAATTATCCAGTTCGTCGGATTGCTGTTGCTGGAACGAGGCCAGCCGTTGCGCTGTCTGTTCATCGTAATTGCGTTGATTATCTGCCAGAGTTTTCGCTAATTGTGTCCGTCTTTGTGCATCGGCCTCGCTGTAATCGCGTTGGTCTTTGGCCTTTTGTTCAGAATAATCCCGGTTCTCTTTTTCGATGCCTAACACGTCATGGGATTGTGTCAGGTCTTGGAGCTTGTCTTTATGCGATTGCTCCAGATCCGCCATTTGATTCTGGTAGGTCTGTTGTGCCTGTAACTCTGATGCCTGGAAATTGGCAATGGCATCCGACTGTTGCTGTTGGAAGTTGGCTAAATCCTGCGCTTGCTGTTCGTTGAAGTCACGCGTCTCTTTGGCGACGTTATCCTGATAATCTTGTAACGCCTGTAAATCTTCTTGGTTATGCGCGGCCTCTTCCTGTGTCCGTTGCTCAAGATAGGTATTTTCGGCTTGCGTGGCGGATTGATAATAACTGGCGTTTTCCGTCTTCATCGCGTCGTGGTATGATTTCTGCGTGGCGGCGATGCTTTGTTGGTAGGACGTGAATTCGGTCAATCCGGTGTTGTAATCTGCCTGCGACATGCCGCCGGATGTGCCAACCGCGCCGTTAGTTGTGCCTGTAAATTTCCAAGGATTCGGCGCGCCGGTTAGAGTAAGTGCCCATGAATCGATTGATTTAGCGAATTTCTCTATACCCTGTCCAAGGCTGCCCATGTGCGGCCACCAATTCTGGCTCATCCAATTAGTTTCAATGGCCGCCAGCTCTGGGAATATCTGTAATGCGCTTGGTGCATTAGCTGGTTTTAGGGCGTTATAACCTGCCGTACCCAATAATATTCCGCCTACAGCAGCCACAATGGGAGCAAGTGTAGTCATTAAACTCGCGCCCCCAATTGCGCCGGTTATTGTACTTCCACCCGCGCCCTCTATTGCTCCCCCAGCTTGTATTTTTGCGGCGGTCAGCATAGTTGCCGCAGCGCCTGCTTGTATCTTGGCGGCTGAGTTCATTCCGCCAGAGGCAATCAATTGGATGTCAACAACTGCTCGGTCAACTTCAGTAAATACTTTTCCGGCCGCGGCGATGGTAACTAATCCACCAGCCAATCCCACTGCTGCCTGGATAAGTTTAGGGTTTTCTTGAGAGAATTTTGAGAATTGGGAAACGATATTCGCGACTTGGGTATATCCAGGCAATAATCCCTCTGTTACCACCCGCCCCACGTCAATGGTAGCCTGTTTTATTTCAGTAGTATCCGCCAACCATTGTTTAGATAGTGCCTCGTTCTGACCAGCCGCTTTGATATATTCCTGACTGGCGGCAATGGCCGGCACGTACACCGCCGCGCCCGCCAATCCAATAGCCGTGAAGACCTGCGAGAGTTCGCGCAGCTCCATCCGGTTGCGGCGAAGTTGCTGCTCCTGGTTGCTGAGAATGGACGTGGTAGCGCTCAATCCAGAATTGGTTTGCTGAATCGAGGACTGGTCAAGTCCATACTTCAGGATAATATCAAGAGTTTTCTGCTCGTCGCCCATTTCAATGACCTTCGGTCAACTCCCGGATATGCCGGTATTTTTCTCCCAGGCCTCGCAGGGCAATTACATCATCCTGCCATGATTCGTCGTCTGTAAGCGCCTGGTGAATGGAAATCTGGAAGGAGAACGCCTCCAATACTGAAAGCAAATGTTGAACGTCCCGGAGCGGGTGATTGAGGTGTATGACCTCACGTTTTTTGCGGCCTCGTGGTGGTTTTGCCTGCTGGATTTCCTCTTCGGCTTTTCCGGGGTAATCCAGGAGCGGCAAATCCTCTACGTCTTCTTGCTTGATTTCTCCGCTTGTCCGGTAGAATCCTTTGAGCCACCGGAAGGCCGCGTGGCTTTTTTTTGGATTTCTTCCAATTGATCAGAGGTGAGATCATAGCGCCACTGCGGGTTTACTTCCAGCACGCGCCGCTCCCATAACGAGGTGAAGGCATCCGGAAGTTTCCGCATCAATTCGATGCTGAATTTTGCCGGTTTCCCGTCCACCTCCAGTTTTAGGATGTCTGAAGGAACCGAGAGAGTAGCAAAGAGCGAGTGCGCCCGGAATGGGTGCTTGTCGTCTTTCGGGACGTCGTAGGTTACGGTGCCGCGCTGGATACCTTCATCGGTCGTGGCGGCGCGTATGTCGATTTCAGCGCAAACAGAACCATCGTCATAGGACAAATGCTTCATGTATTCTTTCCGGGGCAGGTGATCCGCCTGCCCCTATTGGCTATTCCTCGTACCAGATTACTATACGGTCGTTCGAACTCGGCTTTGTCGTTGGCGTGACGGTAGTTACCGAGGTATTGACAACTCCTGCGGTACTATCCAGCGTATCATTCACGAAGACCGTAACAGCAGTTTCATCGTAGGCCAACGCGGGCAGGACATAATCCGACTCGGTTCCTGCAGCCAGAAACGCGCACAGGTGCGGTATCCCGGTGCTCTTGCCTTTTATGGCCTGTTGCGATAATGCGCCGTTGGTCGCATCGACCAGGGCGACGCCCCAAGGTGTCAGGCTGGTATAGTTCGGAACGATCTTGAATATCTCATCCTGCGGCGTTTCGGCGTTGCCTGAGGCCAACCATACCGCCTTGGCATAGGGGAAGAAGTACCAATCCCACGAGCCTTCGCCAGTCGGAACCTCGTTGCTGGCAGAATATGCCAGGATGCCCAAATACGGCTCGAAGCCGCGTTTGTTGGTTTGCATGGGAATCCAACGGGTTGATAATCCGAGCGTATCGACCTTCGCGCCGGTCAGGACAGCCAAAACATCCAGGTTCGCCATGCCCACGTGCAGATCGGCGTCCATGCCGGTCGCGGGCGGCAGAACCTGCAAGGCCTCGACTTTATCGTCACCAACCTGTGAAATGATACGGGGTTGGGCGTTGTTGACGGTCAGGGTACGGGCGCTCTCGTATTGGAGGCCTTCGTATCCGACTGTCGAACTTGCCGCAAGCGGCGTTTGGTACGTGTTCAACTGAAAGAATGAAACGTACCGAAAACCAATCTTGAAACCTTTATTCGGAAGGGTAGGTGGTGTCATGTTCTGTTTACTCCTTTTTTTACTCGCCCGTGGCGTATGTCACCGGGATAATTCGTTCAACGGCTAAAGCCCATTCACATCCGGCGTAATTTCCGACGCCTGCATAGGCGAACGCTTTGACGCCGGTAGAGCCTATCAATACGGCCCGCTTGATGCCTGCCAGCTTCCCCAGTCGTGGGTGGGCCAGCAATTCGTCACGGATTAGTGGGAGGCGTCCTTTTATCCGGTCTTCCACTTCGCCGGGGATTCCGACCGTGATCGTCGCCTCATACAACCGGATATAGACGGTGGTCGTTTCCAGCTTTATATCTTCGCTGTCTGCATAAGGCGTGTATTTCTGCGCTCCGACGAAGTAGCACACTGACGGGGTGCTGATGTCTGCGGGCAGGTTGGGATATGCAATCGCGATGCCCGTCACGCTTTTGTTGGCGTTGGCAATGCTTGCGAGGGCGGCGATGGTCGCTTCGATGTCGGTCGGAGTAGCTACCACGGCACCACCCTCTTGTAGCTTTTTATCCATTCCTGCAAGCGCACAGGAACGGCTTTGGTGTAGGTTGCGGTTCCGAGTTCGGCGACGCCCATTGAATCGGTCAAGCCGGTTTTATTCTCTTTGTAGACCCGGATGGACATAACAGTCACGTTTTCCTGGAGGTCTGCCGGTAGCCCGGAGGTGTCCGTAGCTATTCCGCCGGTGTAGGTCATTTGAACCTGCACCTTGCCGCGCGTCCCGTTCACGAGGGCAGCGTATTCCGCCGTGACCCTGTAGCCGTCGATGGTCAGGTGATTGATATCCACCTGCACCCAACCGGTATATGTATCAGGACGCCATGCCATTGAAGCAACTGAGGCGATAACGGGCTTATGGGGCCAGACGACAATATTGCCATCCTTGTCCACCTGACCATATAGGATTTCATTGGTTTTGGTTTCAGAGAGCAAATAATTGTCGCTATCCGGGCCGGGCCTGCCGGTCAGTTCCCGGTCCAACCAACGCGAAGCCGCGGTGACAATGCCGCTGAGTTGCGTATCATCGTTACTAACCTGTATGTCGTTTTCCAATGTCACGTTGGTCAGGCTGGTGTAGTCCATTATTTAGCCTTCCTTGCGGCGCGCTTCGGTTTTTCGGGCTGTTCGTCATTGTCTTCGATGGGCGGAGGAACCGGCATTGTGCTTTTGTTATACGGAGCTTCTGGTTTAGTTTCTTCGACGGGCGCGGCGGGTTGTCCGGGCGGCATTGGCAATATCTCGCCCGCTGCGAGCAGTTCAAATGCCAGTTTGCTACTCGCGGGCAGGTCAATGATTCCATTTGCCACCGGGAACGTGCCCTCGACGCTGCTCCAGGCTCCTGCGTCTTTCCTCGTTACTCGAAATTTTGTCATGCTGCACTTCCTTTCTGTGCCAACGCGTCCAGGCGCTTGATAATCTGTTTTTTAATCGCCGGATTTTCTTTTGTTTCCAGCTGCTCCAATTGAGCCAACCAGAAATCACAATCTTGGATCGCGCCATTGATAATATTTAGGTTGGCAATCAACTGGTCACGACTAGCCTCTAAAACTTTCTTGCGTGATTCGATCTGTTCCTTATCCATTGCCTGCCTTTCTACTAAGCCCGCGTGAGCGGGAAGGTGTATTTCACGCCATCGCAATAAATGACACCCCATCTATCTTGGGTGCCGCTCAATCCCGCGTTGGCAATACCGTTTAATCCGGAAACATCAAAGAGAGAATCCCAGTTTCCGGCGACAGGATTGGTAATATGCACTGCGGCAGCGCGCCCGGTTTTAGTGCCAAAATTGGCCGGGTGCAGACCCAAGCCGGAAATAACCGTATTGGCCGCAATGGTTGCACCGGCAGCCAAATCCATGAAGCCCGATACTGCGGCGCGCACAGTGTTGATGGATCCGGTCAATGTCAGCGTACCCTGACTCTCGAAGTGGCCCATGATTCCGGCTTCGTTCCCGCCCGAATTATCGGAAACGATATGCTTAAGTTGTCCTTCCAAACCGAAGGCAGAGGCATTCGGGGTGGCAGAAATAGCCGTGCCAATCAAGAAGCGGGCATGAGAAGCGCGCACAGATATTCCATCTGTCAGGGCAGCTCCGCCCGTATCGGCATAAACACCATGCGCCTTTGTAACGCTGGCATTCAGGGTTACGCCCGCCGTATCTACGGAGCTGGACGATACGCCCTGCGCGTATAAACCGGCCGCGCTGAGTGTTAGCGTTCCATCCATAGACAAGCTATGGATGGTGGCGACGTTCCGGCTTCCATCAACAGTTACTGCCCGGCTTGCCACAACTGTCCCGGCGGTCAGTCCAGCCAATAATGTAGACGGTTGAACAAGCGAAGTGGTTGACAAAGCCGCGACCAACGCTTCGAGCGTGTCGCCCAGATTTTTATCGTCCACCGGCACGGTCGCCCTTCCGGTCTTTATCCATGCCAGTATCGCAGCGACATTTTGAGAAATATCATTAGTTGCCATGTTTTCGTACTCCTTTGGGAGGGCCTTTTGACCCTCCCATTTTGGAGAATAGACTTACCCGTTGCCGATATTGGTAATCATGCCAAGGGCAGGCGGGAAGTAATCCGCTAATACGCCGTCGAAGTAAACGCCGGTTTCGTACTTGAGCGTCCGCATGGGCCATTCCATCTGGAAGTAGTCGCGGCGGAGTTTCATTTCCAGCACATTCGGGACGTTGCTCATCGGATAAGGCAGCGTATGGGTCACGCCGATCATTGTGCCGGCGGGAACATACGGGTGGATAATCAATTCCTGGCGGACACTGGTATAGGGGTTGAGCAGGTATTTCACGATCTGCCCACCAGTCATACCGTCTTCGCCGCCCGCGTAGTTGATGTGCATCGGGTTGGCTGCCAGCACTTTCTTGCTGATGTTGCGAGCTTCCTGGCTATTCACGTACCAGGCATCGAAGCCCAGGCGGTAGTTATCCCAACGGTCACGGTTGCATGTGTCGATTTCAGGAATGACGCCATCGCTATCGGCGGACGAAAGCGGAGTGCCGGTTCCGGAAGTGCCGGTCGCCATAGAAGCGAAGTACGCGCCATTGCTGGCATATTTCGCGCAGATGGGGATCAATCCATCCCAACCATAGGCATTCTCTTCGTGAGCCGTGCCGACGCCGGTAACGTTTGCGAGCAGTTGTGTGTCGGTTCGGAATGTGCTGATGGAGAAGCTATTGATCGTGGTGATAGCCTGCAGGTAATAATTTCCTGAGGTGGCTAAATCCATGAACCAGGCGTAAGCAACCGCGCCGGGGATAGCCGTGGTGTAGCCGTAAATTACGTTGGCCGTGCCAGTTCCACCAGAAATAGCGCCGGTTGTGCCGGGGGAAGAGGGCTTGCTTGACCCGCCGCCGAAGTTGAAGGTCGCGGAACCATCCGCCGGGGTGACAGTCACCAATCCGGGAATGCCAACAGTGGCAGAGACGGCGATAGATGAATTCAGCTTGCCTTCGTTGGTCAGGGCAACTACCTCGCATCGGTATGTACCGTCTGCGATTGCTCCGCCGGAAGTGGCATATCCAAGGGTCGGTGTGGCCGGGGTGGATGCAGCGCCGCCAGCCGGGGTCAGCAGGACACTGTTATTCGCGCCTACGATCTGACGCTCTTCCATGATCATCGTCGCCCACAGTAGCCGCATGGCGGTTGTGGCGCGGATGTCTTCAAAGTTGACCGCGCCGAGTTCTGCTTGCACGGAAACGAAGTCTTCCAGCCCGAGGGTCACATAGTTCGCAGCTCGCGGGGTGGCGGTTGTGGTCACAACGCCCTGGCGGGTAGCCTCAGGCACAGGGCCGGCCAACCCGGCAGTGTTGATGCCGTTGACTTCGATCCAGTTGGTCGCAGGACCGCCATTACCCGGTACGCGCGGTAGGCGGTTGCGAATGGGTGTGATAACAGGGATCAGGTTCTTGGCAGGGCGCTGAAGGTCGTAATTCAAAATTCCGAGTGCGACTTCCACGCCCTGGCTGGACGCCTGAGTGTTGACGGTTTTTGCGAGAACGCCTTTATCGTTCTTGGTGGCCGCCTTGAATTCATCGACGGCAGCCTGTGCTAATTGGGAAATGGTCTGAAGAGCCATTTTGACTTACTCCTTTTTTGTATTTTGGACTTTCCGAATTTCGGCAGCGGCGATCAGTTCGCCAAACTTGGCAACTTCAGCCGGATTGTTGGCGGAGGCCTGGTATTTCTTCAAAACCTCGATGTCGTGGTCTATGGATTGCTGTGTTGGATCTGCGCTCGGAACCATGACGACCGGCCCCATGCCGGTGACTCTTTCGACACGCTTGGATAGGTCATCGATTTTCTCGACTTCAACAACCAATTGAGCGATGTCCTTTGCCAATGCTTTATCGCCATCCGAAATAACTTTGCTGAGTTCGTCTTGTTTCTTGGCGAAGTCAGCCTTCACGAGGTCGAGCGCTTCGGCGGATTTCTGCATGTCTATCGGCATGACCGCCTTCATCGCCTCGCCCTCTTTCACAACGAGTCCGAGTTCTTCCAGGATGCCGAGAATCTTTGCTCGCAGGTCATCGTCGCTTGGGACAACGGGCTTCCCGTCATTGGCGGCTTCCGGCTCTTTAGCCGCACCGCCATCGTCCTTTGCTCCGTCTGCCGCGGGCGCGGCTTCGGTTTTCTGGAGTTCATCGGGCTGGATTGCTTTCTGTAATTTCTCAAGGTACGCCTTGAGAGTGGGTTGGTCTGCCTTGGCTAATATTTCGTCAAAGGCTTCCGGTTTCTTTTCTGGTTCGGTTGCCGGGGCTTCCGGCTTGGTTTCGTCTGCCATTGGTTCACCATCCTTTGTAACTGTCGCAAATTTTCGCATTTCGGTTGTTCCGTCTAACTTCACGAACTGGAATACCGAATCTGGATTACATGCTTTATCGCAAAGAGTTGCTTCTACGGGGATACCTTCGCGTCGGATGTAGGGGCCATCAACCTTGCGCCACGGGCCATATCCACCGCCCACGGAAAACCCGGTATAAACTCCTGTATAAACTTTTTCCAAATCAACAGGGTCAATAACCTGCGCGCCGATATAAAAATCCTTCGTTGCGTCGCGCGCCTCAAAATAAATTAATTTGCCCGCTGCGGACAAATTGCCACCATGCATAGCGCGCAGATTGCCCAGCGATTTGCCCTTGCTGTCCTTTTGCATTTCGGCTGACCATTTCACAAAGTGCGGTTTTGAATGCTCATAATCAATGATTTCGCCCGCCCGGTCTGGAGTCTCATTGGAAAGAATGCCCCATACCTGGCCCTTGGCTTGGTCAACCTTTTCAAGTTGTACAAATTTCTCAAAATGGTCGGAGATAACCATTTTTTGCGCGTTATTATCGTCCGAGTGTGCGTTTAGCGCATTGCTGTATTTCTGCGCTTCGGCTTCGCTGTCGTATGGTTCGGCGTTTTTAACTTCGCCGGTGTCCGCATTGGCAACGTCGAACTTGCCCTTAGCTCGTTTTGACTTAACTGTGTGGAATGGCATTTTTCACCTAGCCTTTGACCACCGCGGTCACGCGGGCCGTAGTAGCCTGCCCGATCAATTTGATCTGAACTTTGTAATAGCGCCACACGGCCAACGAGGTTGAATAACCACCTACCGGAGTCGCGCCCGAGCTAATCGTTAGTGTTGCTTCCGCCTGTACCACCTGCGAGTCGCTGAAATTCTTTTGATTGGCCCCCAAAACCTTGTAATACATCTGCGCGGATGTGGTCAGGTTGGCAACTGTGAAGCTGATGCACTGCCACTCAAGAGTGTCAACCGGATTGCCAACGTCCGCATAATCTGCGGTGGTTGCCTGGTCGTCAAAATAAATAACTTCTGCTCTCATTCGTCACGCTCCTGCTAATTGGCGTACAAATTGATCCGCGGCCGCGCTCCAGATTTCGTCCAAGTCGGGCATGAGGCCGTCCACAACCTCATCCATTGGCGTCCATCCATACTTCCCCATGAGCGCCGCCTGGTCTGGCCCCTGCACCGGATCGGCATAGCTGGTATTGGTGCCGACTTCGCCGGTCACGCCTTCATCGGTGGTAGACACGTCAGTTGTCCAGGATTTGCCTAATTGTTCGGATGCGCCCTCCGCGGCTAATTTGTAACCTTGCACTTGACTGACGGCCCGGAGTAGTTTCGAGGCCTTGACAACACCGCGCGTCTTGCCGTATTTTCCAGACGCTGCGGCTTGCAGTGTTTCCCGCTTCATGATGGGATACCACCAGCCGCGTCCGCGCTCGTAAAATCCCATTGGCCTATGGTCTTTCAATGACATGCGCCCCGGTTGGTTGGCTTCGGTTTCTGGCGGATATTCGGCCATTCCGCCCTGAATGAGCCGCACTGATTCGGTCATGGTGTCCGTGGCAATCGGAAGGAACGCTTGCGGCGATTGCGCCAAAGCGTCCTGAAATCCTGTCACTTGCGAGAAGTCGATAGTCGGTTCGTCTGCCATATACAACAAAAAAACGCCTAAGTTTGCCGGACATTCCGGTTCACTCAGGCGCTAACGTCTGCTCATTCCGCGCCTCCAGTGGAGGCCTTGCGGATTGCCCGTTAGGGCTGAATTGATTATTTAGATTTACATCTTGGTGTTGGAGTATCGGGTTTTTGCCCACAACAACCAACCGGCCCGCGGTCCAAGAGTAGCCTCATTTACCAAGACAAATATATTATATCACAAACCTCAATTAGTGATTAATGTTTTGTCGAACCTACCACAATCTTATATTCATAGAGTTTGTGACCTGCGCCATAAGTACGAGTAAAAAAATCGTTATTGGCACAAGCACAGAACACATAGAATATAGAACGCACTTTTCCCATTTGTCATTTTTGGTAATCAACAACATGACCAGACAAAACACCGCACAGACCACACAAATACAGGCCAAATAAAGCAAAATCAATTCTATCATTTCTTCCTCACTTTCTGCCTTTGTAATGCTCTACTAAATCCGTTAGAGGCATCTGCGAACATTCTTCACAAAAACTAACATCATTTACCAATTTAGTCGCGGGCTCTACACATCCTTCATATTGACAAATTGGAGGCCTTGCGGTTTGCCCGTTAGGGCTTTTCCAGCCTCCCGCTAATTCTAATTCTTTTGAGATATCTTCAGCCAAGGCATCATAAACCCTGCTGGCATCTGGAGACAAAATTTCTGACAATTTATCCCACCAATCTTCTCGAAACGCCTTGAGACTCAGACCACCAGTTGCAAAGTAGCGGGATATTTCTATCAAGGCGTTGACAAATCTTTCTTTTCCAATTTCCGATTTTACACGATTTGTATTTTCTTCGTATTTCATCTTTTCTCGCTTTCTTTTTGATTATCTCCAATCTTCCAACGATTTATTTCCTTGAAATTATAACTGCATTTTTTGAATAGCTCGACATGTTCCGGAATAATAGGCCACGCCAAACATAGCGCGCCTTCTTCGCCAATCAATAAAGACTTATGAAGGTGCATTGAGCAATGTCCATTTATTAACAATGGACATATTTCTTCTGCCTTCCCAACCTCGCCAATTTTACGAAGTTTTATAAACCTGCGCATCCTGGGGGTGCAATATTCCGACCAAATACCCACTGCATCTGTCGTGGTCCCCATTCTTCCCGCACCTTTATTGTTGGTGAGTTTGCCAACGCCATCGTATTCTATTCTGGTTTTGCAACAATCCCCACAACCATTACATTCTCCGGTGCGCTCATATTCAATGCCTATCCCATTGTTGTAATCCCATTTTATAAATCTAGGAGGTTTCATTTACTCATTCTTTCTGTGCAATTGGCGCCTGCACCGATGTCGCGTCCCAGCCCATCGCTGCCAGCATTGCCAGCGGATCTTCGTCGTGACGCGCCTCGAATTCGTCCGGGTTGGCTTTTTCGGCGTGGATGCGGTCATACAGCGATAGCGTCAGTGGCTCGCCGGATAACCACATCTCATCCCGCTCGATAGTTTCGTGAATCAGGATGTAATCGGCTTCGGCTATGTTGGCGTTGTCAATCAGCACCTCGCCTGGTTCGCACAATTTCGGCTTCTCGGGGATCTGGCCGCCATAAACCAAATCATTGCCGCCTTCTGTGAAGTCGATATAATGCGGGTCATGGTTTGGGTCACGCAGTTTATCCCCATCGACAATCCAGGCGATTTGCATCTGTCCGGGGCGCATGGGGTCGGGACGGGTTTTGTAGACGCGCAGATAATAATCACGGGAAACGGGGGCGGCGGTTGCGTCTGCCTTTGCAAGTTTATTCAACGATTTTCCGCGGACGATGGCAACAATTTCATTGTCTTGAACCAAAACTTCATCCGAGTCATGAAATGATTCGTCTGCATTTATGTTTCTTCCTCTCAATAAAAATACATTATCACCATATGTGCTGGCTCTATCAAACGCTTTTTGGAAATCAGATTCGTCGGTCGACGGAATATATATGGATGATGTTCCGGGCAATTCATATTCTGGAGCATCGTCGCCATGATAAGATGAATTTTGGAATTTGTCTTTTGGAATAAAATCATCTCCACGAAAAGAAAAATCGAGATTTGTTTCATCGTTGTCTATTATCTGTTTGGCCTGGTCAATTGATAAAACAGGATGACCAGAGATTGTTTTCGCTCTATTGAGTATTTCTTCGGAGTTTACTTTTGTATTCTCCATTGGCGGCTGATAATTTTTTACATAATTCTCATATAAACTTCTGTTATATCCATATTCGATGGGCTTTGCATTATCGCCCCATCTCTCGCGCGCCCAATCACTATACCCCAGTGGCGAGTTTTTACCCTCCCCACATCCTGGCCCGCTTCCTCCTACCAATCCCGGTCTACCTTCGTGATCAAAATCTCCCGAACCTTCGCCGCCTTTGCGCATGGTTCCAATTATAGCCATCTTCTCCAGGTCGTCAAACGCCTCGCCCAGATGGTCACCTTCCGACACGATCACGCCGTCCAGTCCCTGGCAGCCGCCTACCGTTCCCCACGGCATTTCAAATTCCTGCGTGCATACGTCGGTATCCTTATTCGTCTGCCAGACAATGTAATCCTGGCCGCCAGCGCGCTTGATAGAGAGCCAGCACTCGCAATTCACATGCGTGTCCTCCACCGGAAGCACCGCGGCGGTCAATCCCAATTCCCGCTCATACGCCATTGACTCGCCTTGCGCGAATGCCCGCGTCATCTCGGTGGTCGCGATGCGGGATGCGCGCACCTGGTCAAATAAATGCGTATCCATCAGCGATTGCACGAGGTCACCATACGTGGCTCCGGGCGTGTCAATCCAATTGCTGATAATCTCGCCCACGCCGTCCTGAGTGGTTGTGTCAAGCTGCTGTAGCACGGTATCGGTGTAATCGCTGGCCCATTGCTCCGCGTCCTTATTGGCGAGCGTCGGATTGAAAGAGATATTCATCTTCTGCGCGGCCTGAGATTGCGCTATGAAGGCGGCGTGTTCTATGCGCGGCAACAGGATATTCGCGAGCGTTTTTCTTTCGTTTGGCCAGAAGTCGGAGGGGAGGGTCATACCGGATTCAACCTTGCAAAGTCACCAAACAATTCGCGGGCCGCTTTGTTATAGGCGCGGGCGGCTTCAATGGCATTGTAGAAAAGGCCAATATATACCTTTTTACCACTCACCCTGATTTGTGCTTCCCAATAATTTTTATTCTTCCTTTTGTATACACCCTTATATTGGTTAGTGTTGTTTGTGTACGCACCTTTATTCCCCATGTTTTGAGCATGGGTACATGGCCTTAAGTTCTCATCTTGGTTGTCCAGGGTATCACCGTTAATATGGTCGCACTCCATTCCTTCTGGAGGCATTAATATCTCTCGGTGCATGAATATGGTTTTATATTTCTTTTTTGCGTAAACGTTTCTTACTGCATATCCATGATGATAGTGCCACTTCCACTGATTCAAGCTTTCAAATCTATGATTGGAAACTTTAGCAACCTTACCCTGAGAAAGCGATATCTCTTTCATGGTTCACCTATTTTATAGCAACGACTTTGGTCGCAATCCTATGAAGCAGGCCGTCTAAATATTCACGCATAGCTCTTTCCATTTCCGTTGACGCTATGTCTTTCACGGTTTGGTTTGGATCGATGGCAGGATGAGACATTGATTTCTGCATATTCTCAAACTGGTCAGTGACACACTTTAGTGCGTTGGCAAATATCGCGTGAACCTCCGCCGGGTCTTTGGCTTTGCACACATCTGCAAAGATCGCCTTGCGTAATTCATCCGGCAAAACTGTATCTGTGAAATCTGTTTGTTGCCACCCTTTTTTCGAGAACCTTACGCTCTTTTCATCCCATACTCGCAAATCGGCTTCGATCGCCCGCCGTTGGTACTTCAGGGCTTCCTTGGGCGTCTGCGGAACCGGTGTCGTGGTGGTTGCGCCCCTCGTATCCAGTGCAGACATATTGGCGACATAGCCCTCCGGTGTAGCGGGTGCGGGAGGCGCAACAACGCGGTATTTCTGCTCAATCCCAAGTCGGTCTTGCACATACTCGGGCGTGTAAATCAGGCCAACATAAATTTGGTCTACTTGCGCCGTTGCCAGCTCATCTTCTGGCGGCTCCAAGCCGATCCAGTGACTCTTGGCATAGGGCGCATTCAGCATATCCCGGTTGACGGCGTTTATCAACTGCGACAAGAAGCGGGTATAGACGCTAATCATTCCACGCACCTGTGCGTTCTCGCCGCCCTGCATCATGCCTTTCCCGCCCAGCCCTGAATTGGAGATAATGCCGAATTCGGTCTTATCGTTGCCATAAGCCCAGCAACAGACGGTCATCAGCCATTCGTCCAACGTGGTTTTGTCGATGTCGCCCTGGGTCATGTTCTGGACAATCGTACCGGAACCGTCATGCGGCATAAACTGAACCTTTGACCGACGGGCAAGGTCGCCTTGAATCATGCTGTTGTACCACTCGGTAAAACTCTTGATTTGGTCAACTGTCCACGTCGAAGGCAGCCCGGCGAACGCGGCTGGCACATTGCCCTCGGTGTAGTTTTGCACCAAGGAAGCATCTTTCTTGATTGCCGCAATGGACGCCTGGATAATAAATTCGATGGGCGATACCCCGTATGGGCTGAATACACTGGACCGCATGGGCGTGTAATACATGTGGGTGCGGTCACACCACCAGCGCGGGTATCCGTATAGCACCTGGATATATGCCGGCGCGGGCGGAGGCGGAACCTTGCCTCCGTAACTGGTGGTAGGACGAATGGTCGTACCGTCCACCATCGTTATTATCCCATCCGGATCAGGATACAACGTCAGGGAATCGGTTGCCAGCAATTCTTCCAGTGCCATATTGATAAAGTTGTCGAAGTCGTGAATCCCGTCCGGTTTCTCCCAAAACTTGCTTACGTTATCGAGCAACACCGGGTTAGCTTGGTAGCTGGTGTTGTTAGCCTTAGCGAATTTCTTATCAAGCACGAACTCATGGTCGAGGCCGCGAATGGTGCTCTTGATTTTTTCGATATTGAGCCGAATTTCCTTGCAGGCGAAGGATAAACCTCGCAACGTCGCGAAGTCGAGCAATCCATAGCCCATACGGGGAATATAACGCAGATTGACTCCAGGCGCATATTGGAACTGGCGCGGCTGGAGTTCGGGGTTTACCGGAAGTACTGGATTTGCCGGCGACATGAACGCGCCAACGTTGAAGGCGGCATAATCCGTCACGGTCAGGCCAGCATCGGCGGGATTCGGGTTTTGTCCAGGATTGCGCCCGTTGGCATTGGCAAGGAATATCGCCGCGGTGATTTTGTCGGTCAGTCCGCTTTGCGTCGCGAGTTGCGTCATTATCCCCTGTTGCGCCTTCTTGAGTTCTCCTATCTCGGAATATAACGGGGCGAGATCGCTTCCTTTCTGGTTGGTTTTGTTTGCCATGATATTTACTCCGGTCTTGCAAAAACTATTCTGATGGCAATGCCCAATCGCCTCCAGAACTTATAGGCACACATGCCGCGCAATTCTTCTTGGTATTGTTCCTTGACATATTCTCGCATGAGCTTTTTCATCCTGCGAACCGTTCGCATTCTCATTTCGCTGCCCTTTCCGCTTGAGACTTCGCCCAAGCTATCCAACCGCTTGAATTGGTCAGATAGTCATCCAAATATCTCTCTGCATCGTTGGCGTGGTCATTCTCTTTCACCGGTTCGTCTTTAGATATGCCCGCCACGGTGATCTTCCAAATATACGATTCCTTTTCGTTGATGACATTAATACATCCGGGGTCAACGGTATAACGTGGTTTTCCATCGCCCTGTATTTTTAGTTTGTCTTGAATATGTTGTATGCCATCCAATACCCGCCCTTTGGCTGCGTGGGCATTTAGTCCAGCTTTCTTTAGCGCCGCTATTAAGCCAGCCGCCGCTTCGTCAACTGCCGCGGCTTGACAAGATTTTTCAAGATACCATTCTTTTGCCTTTGCAACTACAGCGCTTTCAAGTTGATTGCATTCGTACCACTCCCGCGCAACGTGCCAGCGCCCATCGCTATCGATTCCAATTAACAAGATGACCGCCGGGTTGGTATAACCTTCATCCATCGCTAGATACCAGGATACCATTTCTGAATCTGGACGCACCTTGACGTGTACAGGTGGGTCAAATGTATCGTAGACCACGCCCTCTGCGGTTGCCCATATCCCCTCAAGTAGCCGTTTACGCCGCACCCCCGTCAATCCCTCCAAAGTGGTCAGAGTGCGCTTGCCCTGCTCAGTCAAATTTCCGGCACTATCGTACAGGGTTGGATTGTCTCTGTGGTGACTGAGTATCATGCGGATCCGTGGACGGCTGCGGAGGAAGTGCTTGGATCCGCCCGGATTGCAATCTCCGAATACCTGCGTATATGGCATGATTGCACCGCGCCCGGTTGCGCGTGTGGTCATTACTTCCCAATCATTTATCTGCAACTCTTCCGCCTGGCACACCTGAATAAAATCACGCTCACCAGATAATACCTTGGTTGGGTTGTCCATCCCGCCGATCCATATCTGTGAGCCATTTGGGTAAATGATACGTTCTGGATTTTTGTCACCGCCAAAGTAATTTACCGGGAAGTCACCAATAATACGCTTCATGGTCGTGAGAATGGTTCCCGGAATGGATGCGGCCACCTTGCGAACCAATGCCCCTTGAGCGCCGGGATACTCTCTGCAATTCCAGTGTGATTTATAACAAGCCGCAAAAGACTTGCCGGTTTCGGCGGGTCCAGCCAGCACCACTTCTGGTTCTTGGCTGCGTATTAATTCCAAATTACCGCCGCGCCACTCATAGGGCGGGTCATACTGTAATAGGGTGGCAATTTCCAAATCAGGATTCATCTGGTTTCTTGGCCGCCAATAATGCGGTGACACGTTCGGCTATCTGGGTAGGAGTCATGGTTTCTGGAGCAAGCGCCTTGCCATCGCTCTTTACATCCACTTCATCCACCAGCGCGCCGGGGTATGCCAGCTTTATCACGTCTCGCCATGCCGCCGGGTTATTCGTGCTGGTCATGCGCCGAAGCATCGCAACCAAGCGGCGCACTCTCTGCGCTTTCCGGCCTGCCGTGGCGGGCATTTCAAGCTGCTCCGCCAGCACATTCTTGGCGAGATGGCGAAGCTCGATAATATCCTTGGGAACACCTTTCACGTTCCGGCGCGGGTCTGGCTTTCCCTTTTCGAATGGTATCAAGTTCTCAAGCGACTTCGGGTTAACTGGCATGTCTGCTAAATCTCTGTTTGCTGTGACAGTTTCACAAAAGTGCCCGGTTTCCTGTTTTCTCCAGTTATTACAGGTTCGTCGCTCATAATTTCACAATCTCGATGCCAGGAAAGGCGTCTGTCATCCTCTGAAGACAAACCGCCACATACTTTGGGTCTTTCTCGATTCCTTTGCATATTCTGCCGGTTCCGTGTGCGGCCACCATCGTGGACCCTGCCCCTAAAAACAAATCGAGAACAACGTCGCCAATTTCAGACGAGTTTCGTATTGCCCGCTCAGGTAAGAGTACTGGCTTCATAGTGGGATGTTCGTCACTGTTTCTTGGTCTCGCAATTTCCCACACGTCATCAAGATTGCGCTGGTCACAAAAAGAACTCTTATTCTTCGAGTGCCATCCGTACCAAATTGGTTCATAGCGCCTGTGATATTTACTGCGCCCAAACACAAAAATATCCTTTACCCAAATCACAAATGCAGACCAATGAAATCCCTGTTTTCTCATTTCCCCCGCAAGAACGTCGAGGTATTCTGAAGCCAGCACACAATACACATCGCCACTGCAGGCGCTCACGAAGGCGCTAACGAAGGCGCTAACGAAGGAAGCATAATCCTTGTCGGACATATCATCATTGTCTAATAAATCTCTCTGCCGATGGCGGGGATTTGAATCCCCGCCAATTGCTACATTCCACGGCGGGTCAGTAAATATCATCTTTGCCTTTTCACCGCCCGTTACCTTATTTACATCTTCTGGAACAGTGCTGTCGCCACACAAAATACGATGAGGACCGATGGAATATAAATCTCCGGTCTTGCATCCCCACTTCTCCAGTAATTCCGCCCCGCGGTCAATCTGCGGATCTGCGTCCTGCGCTTCGTCTTTCACGCCCATGTTATCCAGCATCTGCCCGAATGTCTTATCCTCTTTCCGCAATGCCGACAACAGCGCACCATCGCCCGCGGCCAGCGTTGCGAGTAGGTCCAGGTCGGGGTTATACGATTGCTTCCCAGATTCGTTATCTTCCAGCCCCAGCGCGACGGCTTCCGGGCTGCCCGGTTCGATGTCATCCCGCACGACATTCACGAGTTGATCGCCGCGCACATGCACGTTGACGATTTCCTTGAATCCCGCTTCGACCGCCTTCTCCAAAGTGTAGTTTCCGGCGTAAGTCACCGGGACTTCCACATCCTTCCCGGCAGACGCGATAGAACGGAACGCGCCGCGCTTTTGCAGGGAGTTGGATAGCAAAGCACCGCCGCGCGCCGTATGTTTATTCACGTTGGACGGGTCGGTGGTAGCACCTTGCTCAATTGGAAGTACCTCAACTAAAGGTTCAGGCATTGGGGAGGCTTCCCGTCTTCGATAATTTGCACATAATTCACCTGCCTATCAGTTTCGCGGCTTCTTCGACGCTGGTCACGATATGGTACATCTTGCCGATTTCCGCCTGCAATATTTGTTCGTTCACCGTCAGGCTGAGCTGTTCGTGTCGCTTGATCTCCACCACATAACAGGTATCCCGGTCGATAACCAATAAGTCGAATCCGGCGTGGCGATCCTGGCGGATTACGACACAGCCACATTGACGACGGAAGAATCGGACAATTTCCTTTTCGTTGGCGTCGCGCTTGTCCATCGGGGCTATTATACTACAATTGTATCATTGTTTATTCGTGCCAAAACCACTTGACAAGGTATACCCGTTGAGGTATACTGGAACTATTCAAGAAAGGAAATCTATGTCTGACCCAACAACGAAAATCCGCAAGTTCGACCTGCCCCGGCTGAAGGCATTCGCCGAGGCGCGCGGCCTGAAAAGCCGCGTAGAAGCCATCACCGCCATGCTTGACTTCTTCGAGATGACGGACAAAATCCCATCGCTGGAGTTCACCGGCAAAGGGAACGAGATCGACGCAGCGTTCAAGCAAGGACTGAAATGACCGCCCAACTTTATCACTGCCGCGTATGGATACCAGGCGAACTCAGCCAGTTCCACTATCTGACCCGGGCGCAGGAAGATGAGTTCCGGTCGATGGGCTACTGGATAGCCGAAACCGAAACCGAGATCCTGCCGGATGCTGCGGCTGAAGAACACGACCGCCAGATGGAAATCGGGTTCGCACGCGAAGGATATTAGTAGAAAGGGACAACCATGTTATTCAAAAGTTTAGACGAAAACAACCACAGCCCGTATGCTGATTTTGACTTCAAAAAATACCTGCCAAAGATTGGCAAACCCGGCAGATGGTTACCCAAAGTAACCGACTTGGAAATCTGCGCAAGCGGTTGGCATGGCTGCAAAGATGGCAACATTCTCGAATATCTGAATGCCAATATTTACGAGATCGAAACGCGCGGAAAAGTACTGGAAGACAACGATAAATTCGCAGCGCAACAGATCCGCCTTATCCGCAAGTGCGAAGGCTGGAACGAAGTCAGCGCCCGGCTATTCGCCTGTGATTGCGCCGCGCATGTCCTGCCTATTTACGAGAAAGAATGCCCTGATGACAAGCGACCGCGTGAGTGTATCAAAGTAGCGCGTAAATTCGCACATGGTAAAGCCACCCGCGAAGAAATGACTGCCGCCTGGGCTGCCGCCTGGCCTGCCGCCTGGCCTGCCGCCGGGGATGCCGCCTGGGCTGCCGCCAAGGCTGCCGCCTGGGCTGCCGCCTGGCCTGCCGCCTGGGATGCCGCCGGGGATGCTGCCAGGGCTGCCGCCAGGGCTGCCGCCAGGGCTGCCGCCTGGCCTGCCGCCTGGCCTGCCGCCTGGGCTGCCGCCGGGGATGCTGCCAGGGCTGCCGCCAGGGCTGCCGCCTGGGATGCCGCCGGGGATGCCGAGCATAAATATCAAGCCCGGCCACTGATGAAGCTGTTGAAATGAGGGAACTATGGACACCAAACATCCACTAGATGGCTGCCGCGGAATTGTGAACGGGCTGATACTATCCGCCGTATTCTGGATAATCTGGATAGCCGCCGTCATCATAGTATTGAAGCTGATACTACACTAGGAAAGAGAGATGCAATGACAATCGTAGAAGCAGTATTAATCGGCGTTATCTTCTTCATGGCCCTGGTATGGGTGGAAGTGGATAAGAAGATCAACCAGAAATA